TGGCTCTTCTGAAAGCTATGTGCTAGATGGCACTTCGGGCGGTGCGTCTATTGGCTTGACAAACACGGCTGGAGCGCACACTCACACAATTTCTACGACTGGCTCGTCTGGCACCAACGCCAACTACCAGCCGTACATCACTGTGTATATGTGGAAGCGGACTGCGTGAAAACGCCGGTTGTTGTCAATGATGACTACACGCTTTACTTTGAAGACTACAACGGGTTCGTGTTCATTCATTGCGACTGCCGCCGATGGACAAAGACTGTGAAGCGCAAGATGTTTGACGATCTGATTGCGATACAGAAAGAAGACCTGTACGCCATCCATGAGATCGGCGACAGCAAGCATGAGAAGTTTTTGAAGTTGTTTGGTTTTGAATTTTTGGAAGATTTTGTCGGCGCTGACAATAAGCCCCGACAGACATATGTCAGGAGAGCATGATGGGCGTTCCAGCAGCAATCGTCGGGGGTAGCCTTCTCGGAGGTTTGTTACAAGGCCGTTCGGCTGAACGAGCCGCACGAACGCAGGCTGCCGCGCAAACTGAAGCGGCGCGGCTCGCCGCTGAAGAAGCGCGCTTTCGCCCCGTAGGCATCACAACGCGCTTTGGCCGCTCAATGTTTGAGTACGGCCCAGATGACCGCGTGACGGGCGCAGGGTACGAGTTGTCGCCTGAGTTCCGCGCCTATCAAGAGCGCCTGCTGGGGCTGGCTGGCCAGGGTCTGACCCAGGCTGAAATGGCACCGGCGCAGTTCGCTCCGCTTACGGGTGCTGGACAGCGCCTTTTCGGTCTTGGCGAGCAGTATCTGGCTGAGACGCCGGAGCAGGTTGCGGCTAAGTACATGGCGGCGCAGCAAAACCTGTTGGCCCCTAGCCGTGAGCGTCAACTGGCTCAGATTCAAAACCAACTGTTCCAGACGGGCCGCGGCGGTCTGGCCGTCGGTGCAACCGGCACCCGTCCTGGCGGCGGGGCTGGCCTGGGTGCAGCCAATCCTGAACTGGAGGCGTACTACAACGCCTTGGCCCAGCAGGACGCGCAACTGGCAGCGCAAGCCCAGGAGGCCGGGCAGCGCCAGTTGGCATTTGGCACGGGCCTGTTTGGCACCGGCGCACAGATGTTTGATTTGTATGGGCGCGGCCAAGTCGGCGCGCTGGCTCCGTATCAGGCGTATCTGGGCGGGGCTACGGGCCTAGAGCAGTTGGGTCAACAACCTCTGGAGTTGGGATCGGCACTGGGCGGGCGTATCGCCAGCCCAACAGGAGCTAATGCGCTGTTCCAAGGCGGCATGGGCGCAGCGCAGTCTATGTATGCGGCTAACGCCTACAACCCGTTTGCATCGGCTCTAACGTCGTTTACAGCCAATCCAGCGGCAGCTCGCACTTTGCGTAATTTGATCCCTGTTACTAGCGGTTTTGGGCCGTCCGGGTTCGGGGCTGGGGTGAACCCGACTTCTGGTGAGTTCTTCGGTTCTTTGGAGTTCTAACATGGCCGACATCGTTCCGACTCTTTTTGGCCTTACGCCAGAGATGTATCAGCAGCGCCAAGCGGCAGCGGCGGATGAGCGCGCTTTGGCGATTGCCCAACTCAACCCGATGCAACGCGCTGAGTTCAACATAGGTCGAGGTGCTTATCAACTTGCGGGCGCGTTGGGCGGGCAAGACCCGGAACTGGCGCGGATTAGTGCTCGCCAGGCGCTGGCGGGCCAGATTGATTTCAATGATCCCGCCTCAATCGAGCAAGCCGTCCGTTCGCTCCAGCAATCTGGTGATATCCAGGGTGCAATGATGCTGATGCAGACGGCTGATGAGGCCGCAAAACGCCAACTTGCACGGGCAGAGCAAGTTCAAAAAGCACAAACTTTGCGTGAGCAACAATTGGCGCAACGAATTGCAAGAGGCGCTTATCAGCCTGGTGGCGAAGAGATGTATGGAGAAGACATTATGGGCCAGCAAGTTGGTGTTGGTCTTACTCCATCCTCTTACGACATCAGCAGAGTCGCTCCAGAACTCATGGCCCTTGGCTCCGCTGGTATTGCTCAATTGAAAGCAATGACTGATGCTCAAGCGCTCTTGCAGCCAAAAACTGTAACGATAAAAGAAGGTGAAACGCTTTATAGCGTTCCAACTACACCTGGCGCACCTTACAAGCCTGTTGTTACTGGCGGCGAAAAGCCTACACCATTTACGGGTGAAATGGCTAATGCAGCAAACCTCATATTCAAGACTACTGATCCGCAAAAGATTTTTGCTCAATACGGTCAAGCGGGTTTGGATGCTGTTGCGAGGAAGGCCGAGCAACTTGCTGAAGGCAAGCGTCCTGTCACCAACATTACAGCGCCTGTCACGATCAGTATGCAGAAGGGCTTCGGAGATAATCTGACAGAAACTATCACTGCAAATCAGAAGGCTGGTCGATCTGCCGCGTCAACACTTAGCACCGTTGACAACATGAAGATGCTGCTTGATGAAGGCGTTAGGACTGGTTTCGGCCAAGAAACTTTGCTTAGACTTGGTCAAGCTGGTCAGTTGTTTGATCCGAACTTCAACACTAAAGGACTTGCTGGCCAGGAAGCCTTCCAAGCGTTCTCCACGCAAATTGTCCTGCCCCAGGTTAAACAACTTGGTGCGAACCCGACTGATACTGACTTGAAATTTATTGTGACTGGGTCTGCTGGTTTGGCAAAAACTGTTGAAGGCAACAAACTTTTGCTGGATACGCTGACGTTGAAGCTGCAACGTGAGCAGGATTTGGCAAGATTCTCTAACCAGTGGCTTGCCACTAACAGCAGGCTTGTTAAGACTGACCCGATTGAAGCTCAAGCAAAGTACAACACCGACTTCGAAACCTACACTCAGACCAGCCCGTTGTACGGCCCCGCAGCCAATACGTTGCGCTCACGTTACTCGGCGCTTGGTGGGAATGTGCGTGGGTCTCCTGCCGCTCGTCAAGCAACGCAGGCTGGTGGTCTTACTCGATAAGGAAAAGACATGGCATCCTTGAATGATCAAATTACTGAGTTCCGAGACGAACTAAAAATCGCCAAGGAAGAAGGCCGCATCACACCAGAAGGTCAAAAGATGCTTGATCAGCTTGATACTAAGAGCTGGTCTACTGGTGGATTTGGTCAGTTCTTACAAGGTTTGTCGCTAAACTTTAGCGACGAAGCAATTGGTGCATTCAAGTCTTTTCTTAGCCCAGCTCCCGCTCAGATTGCCACTCAAATTGGCCGCATGACTCCAGGCGAACCAGCGCCTACTCCTCGTGAAGTTGCGACTTCAATGGAGCGCATCGGTCTTCAGGAATATTCTAGAGAATCTCCTTTTAAGAGCATTGCTGCAAACATTGCTGGCGGTGCGACTCCTGCAATTGTTACAAGAGGACGCGCTGCGCCTGGCGGGTTTGCCGCACAAATGGGAATGGCCACTGCTGCCGGTGCTACTGCTGGTCTTGGTGAGTCTGAGGCAGAACTCTTTAGCCCGGAATCAATGAAGTCTGCCGCCATTGGTGGTGGCGTCGCTCTTGGTGTTTTGCCGGTTGCCAAGGTGCTCGGCATGGGCGCTGGATCAGTCTATCGTGGTGTTGTAAAGAACATCTTTGACAACCCGCAGCGCCTCGGAACGGATGAAGCGCGTTCTCTGATCAAACAAGCGCTGGTGTCTGATGTTGGTGGCGTTGATGAAGCAATCAAGTTCGTACTTGAGCGCAGGGGAAAGCCTTATGCGTTGGCTGACGTTGGCCCCAATACGCGAGCGTATCTTGATGCTGCTAACTCTATCCCTGGCCCCGGCAAAAAAGAAGCGCAGCAATTCTTGAACGAACGTGACAAGGGGATGCTTTCGCGCCTGACCTCTGATCTTCAAGTTGCTTTCGGATCAAAGGCTGCGTTTTTTGATGAATTCAATGCACTGAAAAAAGCAAGGTCTGAACTCGGCGGCGCACTGTATGACAGAGCGCTCAAGAAAGATGTGCCAGTTACTCCTGAACTGGTGACGTTGATGGAGCGCCCGAGCGTTCAAGATGCTTACAAGCGCGCCGTTACTCTTGCTCAAGAGCAAGGCGTAAAGTTGCCTGATGTTGTGATTGATAAAGGTCGACTTGTGACTGCTGACGGCAAACCTGTCACCAGCATTAACAGCACCTTTTTGCACTTTATCAAGATGGGTCTGGATGATGTTGTCTTTACTGGCAAAAGCCCAACAAGCGGCATTGGAACTACACAACTCAATGCCGTTAAAGACACTCGGACTGCGTTCTTGAATCAACTTGACGCGGCAAATCCGACTTACAAAAACGCTCGTCGAGTCTGGTCTTCTGACACTGCTGTCATGGACGCAATGGAAGAAGGCAGGACTGTCTTTAACAAAGGCCCGAAAGATGTCGATATTCTTTTGAATGACATCAAGACAATGTCGCGGTCAGAGGTGGAGGCGCTTCGGCTTGGCGTCATGCAGAACTTGCTTGATCGTCTCGGAGGCGCTCAAACCGCCGCCACGGTTGTCGGGCCATCTGGCAATCCAGCGCTAAAAATCATCAATGACCCGAAGAATATGCGAATTCTTCGTGCAACATTCCCAAGGGATGAGGCTGGAGATGAGGCATTCTCTAAGTTCATCAACAACTTGAAATCTGAAGTTGAGATGAAGAGCACCTCTAAACAGGTGCTCCAAGGTTCGCAGACCGCCGAGCGCACGCAAGCAATTCAAGATGTGCGTGCTGGTGGCCAGGCGATGCGAGAAATGCCAGCAATGAGTGTGCAAGGAATTTTGATGCGGGCGCTTCAGCGTGACTATGCACAACTTGGCGATGCACAAACGCGGGCCGTTGCAGACGAAATGACGCGAATTCTCACCACAACTGATCCAAAAAAACTGCAAAAGATTGGCAAAGAGTTGGCTGGTCGCAGTGTTTATGACGTTGTCAGCAAAGATGCTCCAGAATTGCTGGCGGCGCTTGGAAGAACTTTGATCGGACCGTACTCCATTGGCTCCATGTCTGGAAACGTGGCTCCTAACGTGGGTGGCGCTGCTTCTGGGTTACTTGGGCCTATTAGGTAAAATTTTTCCCCATGTCTGATGAGCGAATCACTGTCCTAGATCGGGTTCTCGGATATGTGGATTCGCCGTTCAAGCTGTTCGCCATTTTGCTCATGGCGGTCTTCACGTTCGTTGGGTACTTCGTCTGGCAGAACCAAGCGTTCCTAATCGGCGCGTACAACGAGCAAAAGAAGCTGCCCACTATCGCCGAGGACCGGGTGGAGGACGTTGCGGCGCACCTGTTCAAGAACACGGATGCCACGGTTGTCGCCATCTTCAAAGTGAATCCGATGTTCGGCACCCGCGTCCTGTATCGGGCGTACACCAAGCAGGGGCGGGATAAATCGCTAGAGGGGCTGGATGTGGGCCTGTTCACCGCCAACATAGCCAATAACCGGGATGTGGTGGCGCTTATGGCGGGGGAGATTCCGTGCAGCCATTACAAGACGGCCCAGTCAGAGATCGGGCTGTGGTACATCGAAAAGGGCATGACCTACGGGTGCCGGGTGGGTGTGCCGCCAGAGCCGGGGAAATTGGTGGGGCAGATCACAGTGGGCTGGAGGGAAGAGCCGCCAGACCCCGACGCCTACCGGGTTCTTTTGCAGATCGCGTCAACCATGCTTTCAAGGAGTAAACAGTAATGGAGTGGCTTAAACAGATTGCGCCGACTGTTGCGTCGGCACTGGGCGGCCCGCTTGCGGGCATGGCGGTTTCGGCCATCTCCAAGGCCATCGGGGTGGACGAGAAGGAGGTTGGTGATCTGATCTCCAACAACAAGCTCACCGCAGATCAGGTGGCCCAGATCAAGATCGCCGAGATTGAACTGCAAAAGCAGGCTCAGGAGTTGGGCCTGAACTTCGAGAAACTGGCGGTGGATGACAGGAAAAGCGCCCGCGAGATGCAGGCCACGACCCGCTCCATCGTGCCCCCGGCGCTGGCCGCAATCATCACTGTCGGCTTTTTCGGCATTCTGATGATGATGATGTTCGGCAAGGTGGACGGTAACAACCCGACAATCCTGATGATGCTGGGTTCGCTGTCAACCGCCTGGACGGGCATCATTGCCTACTACTTCGGTTCTTCCGCTGGCTCCCAAGCTAAAACTGACCTTATGGCGAAAGCAAAATGAAAGACAATTTTGATGCCGCACTCAAGGCTGTCCTTCACCATGAGGGCGGCTACGTTAACCATCCCAAAGACCCCGGCGGCATGACTAACTTGGGCGTCACTAAGCGCGTTTGGGAGGAATGGGTTGGCCACGAGGTGGACGAGAAG